TGTTTATTCCGGTTTAGCTCAGTTGGTAGAGCACCTGACTGTTAATCAGGTTGTCGTCAGTTCGAGCCTGACAACCGGAGTTTTTTCATGGAGAGTTGTCCGAGAGGCTGAAGGAGCATGGTTGGAAACCATGTATACGGGTTTTGCCTGTATCAAGGGTTCGAATCCCTTACTCTCCGTTTTATTGTCTCTAGTTGCTTTCCATAGCTTCCCGAAATGCTTGTATAAAGGCATTTCGGGATTTTTGTTTCCTTTTATTTTCGGTTGTTTTTTTCCTCCGGTGCACAAAATGTGCACAAGCTAAAGTCTAGAAAGTGCTTGTAGCGTCTGGGATACCTGCTCTTTTCTTTGATCTTCAAGAAGATGAGCGTAGACTTTTTGAGTGATCATTGTATTGGCATGCCCAAGTCTTTTTGAAATATAGTTAATGTCAACGTGATTGGCAATCAAATAGGAAACGTGAGTGTGTCTAAGCCCATGGAAAGTAATCGCGGGGGAAATGTCGAGAGTCTTCTGAATCGTCCTTAGATCCTTATTAATTGCCGTGCTTGATAGCATGTTATGCCGTATGCTGCGAAATAATAGTTGTTTGCTATCACGATATCCCTGAGCAAGGTAGATCTCTTGCTGTTCTTTCTTGAGACGTAAAAGCAAGTCTGCAAGTTCTCTCGTGATGTCGATGTCACGTACACTTGATTTATTCTTAGTAGCAGCAAAGCCGCTGCCATATCTGTGATCCCACGTTCTGGTAATGTGTACAACGCGCTTTTTAAGATCAACATGATCCCACGTGAGCCCAAGAACTTCAGAATACCTAGCTCCGGTCAGTGCCCCGGTTGCGATGATGTAGTAAGCAATATGCTCGTAGTCTGCAAATTCTAGGCAGTAATTGACGAGCTTGCGCAAATCCTTTACTTGCAAATATTTGATGATTCCTGCTTGGCCTTCATTACCAGTGAGGACAACGTTATGAGTGAAGTTAGTATATATTATTTGGTCATCGACGGCAGAATCAGCCATTGAGCGAACATAGCCATTCAATTTGCTGACTGTATCTTTAGCCCTTTTTTTGCCAAACTCATTGATAAATGCCTGCCAGTCTGATTTTGAAATTGATTTTAGTTCACGGCTTTCGCCCCAGTAGGCTAATAACTGTTTACGAATTGTTTTATACCGGGCTTCGGTGATACGAGAATGCTTACCAGATTTGTACAGCTCAATCCATTTGTCCCAGTAGTCGATTAACGTTATCTTGTTAAGATCCAAATTTGCACCGCGATTATGCTGACGTTCGACTTCGGTTGCCGCTATATCAGCAGCTTTTTTTGAGGGGAAGCCACCCTTGTTGACATACTTGCGTGTTCCATCATTATCCTTGTAAGAGACACGATATTGCCATTTTTTGCCACGTTTACTAATACTGGCCATCATTACACCTCCTTGTGCTATAATACAGCTGGGTGCTGTTGCGCCTAATCATGCAGTCACGTTCTGTTAGGCGTCTACCCGTTCACTTTAGCCGGTGGGGTAGGCGCTTTTTGCGCTATTTTCTCCTGCTTGCTTTTTTCTTGTTAAGTGCCTCGTTTACGTTACTGAGTGGAATATCTTTGATGAATCGTTTCTCTCTAATTCTAGAAAAGGGGACAACGATCTTGTAATTTAGTTCTGCTTTTTCTTTATCACTGAAGACTTCGGTGTTTGAAATGTCTAGGAGAACTGAGTGCTCATATTTTTTGATAGGTTCTCCTTCGAAGTTTTTCCAGCTTTTTTCGCCAAACTTATAAGAGATTACTGTAATTGTTTTCATAGATGATACCTCCTATAAGGAGAATGAGTTGTGAAAAAATAAGTTAGAGAAAACAAAAGCCCACGTTGCTGTGAGCCTGAAATGAACCTTGCCTTGACTAAAAAAGAATCAGCTTAATGAGGCCTCCAACAATGGCAACAACAATGGCCCATGCCAAAGCCCGTGTTGTCGACTCTTTTTCAGATAAAACAGCAGTAGTAGTTTTTAGTTCATCGAGTCCGTCAGCTTTGATTGAAATTGCATTAACCGATTTTGTTAGTGCGTCAATCTTTATGTTGATAATATCAAGCTTGTGATTAGCGTCTTGCTCTGCAAACTTTAATTGATCTTGAGTCACGGTATTTTCATTTGTCATGTTATCCGCCTCCTTGGTTTTATTATACTCTGTTTTGCTTTTACCCGATGCCGTCGAGGATCGATATTCCTTGGTTAAACAATCCCAGACAGTAAGTGCAGCCTTTCAATATAGTCTGAAGGCAATTCAACTGTAATTACTAATCAGTAAATGCGCACGGTTATTATTATTTATTAAGGGAGCCAGCCCCACTCTCCGGCTTGCACGGGGACGCCGCTTGCGTGGGGGAAGGGACTAATCACCATAGTCGTCGGGAGCAGTTCCGGCGTCATCAATCTTCTTGGCCAAAGCCAATGGAACTGTGATTTTGCCACCCATGGTTGATTTGTAAGTGGTGGTACCCAAGCTTTCAGCATAGAAGGTGATCTTGTCATTTTCTAGAATACGAGATCCGTTCATAATATCTGGATCATAACCGACCATAATTACATTGTCATAATTACCATCAACTGCAACACGCAAATCAGTTTCATCGTCACCCTCAACGACTTGAATAACTTCGCCCGTTAAAGTGATATTCTTGCCCTTGTAGTCGTCTGGAGTCCGTGCCAACTGTTCATAAGTGATCCCAGTGTTATAGTCAGCTGCGTTGAATGTTTCTGTGCTTGATGATTCTTCATCATCAGAGTCATCGCTATCAGTGTCTTCGTAACTGTCATCATCATCTTGTGACGACTCGACCTTTGACGATTCAGCTTTTGAAGACGAACTAGACGCAGCTGACCTCTTGCTTTCTCCCGAGTAGGTGCCAATCCAAAAAAAGGATTGCAATAAATGCTACCGCCGACAATGCGGTAATAATAAGGTTCCGCTTTAGTTTTCTCGGATCCTTTCTTTGAACTATAGACAATGTGCCAAATATTGCAGCCAATAGGAGCGATCCTAAAAAGGCAATTAAGATAAGTAGTTTCATTATTCCCCTCCAAAAAAATTCAGCTTTTAACGTCGATCAGGGTTTGGACGTAAGATTGTGCTATAAAACGACTGTGTATACGACTACCTTGCCGATGATATTGATATTCTCTTCTTCAAGGTCTTCATAGGTGTACATGATTGGACTAAACCTTTTGTCAGTTGAATCCGGAATGAAGGTAACAATCTGCTTTTGACGATCATTATAGAAATATTTGACTGCGTAGTCACCATCATCTGCAAAGACAACTATGTCGCCGTCTTTAAGGTCTTGAATGTCGTTGTACTGTTTGACTGCTATTAAAGAGCCATCCGGAATCGTTTGATTCATTGATTCGCCGTTTATATGCATCATTAATATGCTACTGTCTCCGGCATATCTTCCCATAACACTATCTGGCAGTTGAATCGTTTCAACGTCATCGGAAGTTAGCGGATCGACATTGCACAAGATTCCAGCCGATATATCAGCGGGAATGTATGGATAAGAGTGAACATTTAGTTTTTTGACTTTAAAAGGATCTACAGGAGAAACTCCTATTAGGCTTTCCGGAGTTGTGTGTAAAGCACTTGCAAATTTATCAACATAGTTTAATGGAAACTCACGCGTTCCATTGAAGTAGCGAGACACAGACGATTTTGCCATGTCAACACGGCGTGCTAGTTCACTGATTGAAATCCCTTCACGGTTGCGAAGATCATTCAAAGTCTTGATTATTTCATCATTTGTTTTCATGTATCTCACCTCAAGAATGATTTTAACACCGTTCCCGATTGTGCACAATAGGGGCACCAAAAAACAATATCTGAATATTTTTTTGAAATAATCGTTGACACATGGGAACACTGATGATATTCTTTAGATGTTCCCAAAAGGAAACGAAAGGAGGCAATACAATGACACTAAATTTAAAACGTCTTCGTGCTGAACGTATCGCAAAAGGAATGAACCAAGATGAAATGGCGAAAGCTATGGGATGGCATACCCGATCTTCGTACGCTAAGCGTGAGAACGGCATTACAACAATTAGCGCTACCGAATTAGTAAAAATGGCAAGCATTTTGGGATATGGCGCCAATCAACTGGATCTTTTTTTTACAGATAACGTTCCCGATAGAGAACGAAAGGGGATGACGGTATGAACGAATTAGTAATCATGCACAACAAACAAGCGGTGACAACTAGCTTGCGTGTGGCCGAGGTATTTGGAAAAGACCACAAACATGTTCTTGAAACTATCAGCAATCTCGCAGCCGAAAAATCGGCCGCCAAATTCTTTGCCGAGGCAACGTATGACAACCGTGGTAAGCAATATCCAATGTACTACATGAACCGAGACGGTTTCACATTGCTGGCTATGGGCTTCACCGGTAAGAAGGCACTTCAGTTCAAGATCAGTTACATCAACGCGTTCAACAGCATGGAGACGCAGATTAAGACGGGCTATGTGATCCCGGGCAGTTATGCCGAGGCATTGAAGCTGGCAGCTAGTCAGGCTGAACAGATTGAAGATATGAAACCTAAAGCGTTGTTTGCAGACGCGGTAGCCACCAGCCATACGAGCATTCTCATCGGTGACTTAGCCAAACTCATCCGCCAGAACGGTGTGGATATTGGCCAGAATAGGCTGTTCGCTTGGCTGCGAGATCACGGCTATCTGATTAGTAAGGGTGACCGGCGAAACATGCCAACGCAACGCGCGATGGACTTGGAACTGTTCGACATCAAGGAACGTACATTCCAGAACCCAGACGGCAGCGTGCGGATCACCAAGACTACCAAGGTAACCGGAAAAGGCCAGCAGTATTTTATCAACAAGTTTCTACAAAAGGGGATGACGGTATGAACGAAGAAAAAAAGCCCCGCACTGATATGGGAAGTACGGAGCTTGTCAAGCAAGCTAGCATATCTTGATTAATTAGAAAGGCCGTTGATAACTATGGTAATTATGAACATCATGCTCGCAGTTCTTTGCTTTGCAACAGCGATTGGAGTATTGCCTGTAATCGCTATCGCGGTTTATTCCATCGTTAAATTCCATGACTGGATGTCAATTCCGGGATTGATAGCATGCATTTTTGGCGTACCTGCCATGATTATTGCTGGATTATACGTGCTGCATACGCTGTGAATGTTTTCTTAAATACTCCTCTAGAGGTAATAACCAAGAAAGTGTGTTTCATCAGACCGGGATCAAAAAGATGGCGCATACCTGACGCTTGAAAGCTCAAGTTTAAATCAATAGCAGAATATCCATTCATATTTATAGGAAATGTATCAAGTTCCGGTAATCCTGCCATCTTATATTCGCGTTTGCCAAGTGCCATTCCGTCAGCATTGCCAATGACAAGTTTGTCCTCTTTTGAAAGTTTTTTGAAGTACTTGCTAGTTTCATCAATTGGAGCAACATATCTGCTTGACCAATTTGGCGGGAATAATCCCTTGATGGTATCTTCACTGCCATCCTCCAAATAATACATTGCAATAATCGCTAAATTGCTAGACGAATGGTTGACGATAACCATATCCATTTTGACAACCTGGGCTTCTTCTAGGACTTCAAAATCAGACAGTATTAAATCAAATCTAACTCGTGAAGATAAATATATTTTTACGTGGTCAAGAAGCAAAAATGCCACAGTAATAAAGGTAAATGCAAACGTTGCTATTTTAAAGAATTCGCTCATATTGTTCACCTCCTTTCTGGTTTCATTATCCGTCAAGAGGCGATCACATGAAAGGAGGAAACGTCATGCCGTTGTTGCAGGTTGTTGAAGATGATCATATTTCAAGCAAAAAGTATTTAGCGGTCGATGAAGAAGAACTGGCAAAGATGATCAAGGAGAACCAAGAGTTAAAACACAAGCTAGCAGCACGAGGCATGTGGACGCTCACTACCGCAACAAGCTATGTCGAAGGACATAACAACACGTGGGTAGTTAACAATATCTTAAACGTCCCACGCTTCCACAAGTTCTTGCAAGATACCGTGGTTTCATATCCACCGCCTGGCAAAAAGGGGTATCTGTTTCATCCGAAACCATGGCTCGACTTCTTAGACAAATGGTTCCCAGAGATTTCAAGGTCACTTAGAGAGAAGGACAAATAATGATTGGCTATTTACTAATTGCTGGTGGCTTCGGTGTGATCGTTGGTCACTGCTTAGGCCACAGCGGAAATTGGAGGCAGTGGATTGAATGAAGCAGAACGTACCATTGGTGATTTGCTGAACGAACACAACAAATTGACGTTAGACATTATGCGTGGCAACCACACACCAATTGCAAAGATGCTACTTGCCGAGAACGAGAAGCTACGTGCACGACTAGCGAAACTAAGGGGATGACGTGATGACCAATGAGGAATACGAACGAATTCTAGCCGCAGCGAACCGCCAGATCGCCAAATATCGCAAGGTTGCTGCTGATTATGGCCCCGACAATACGGATTTCCACCAAACGTATGCGATGGGTCAGGAAGATGGCGCACACGCGATCCTATTCATTATCAAACAAGTCATGAAAAAAGCCGCTGGTATGCAGGCCAACGACTGATAGAAAGGAAACTTATTATGTCAACATTATACGACTTACAAGGAAAATATGCGAGTTTATTAGAACTAGCTGAAGATGGGACAACTGATCCCGAAGTATTAGCTGACACCATGGATTCAATCGTTGATGCAATTAATGACAAAGCCGAAGGATATGCACAGGTTATTCGCCAAATCAAGGCCGATATTGAAGCTAACAAAAAAGAACGTGACCGTTTCGAAGCACGGATTAAAGCTTATCAATCTAATCTCGGTACTATTTCACAGCGGTTGGTTGAAGCAATGAACGAAACTAACCAACGCAAAATCAAGACACCGCTATTCACTATCAGTGTTGCTAAGAATGGCGGAAAACAGCCAATTTACATCGATCAAGACAATTTGCAGGCTGATGTATTCAAGGTAAAACGCGAACCAGATACAGACAAGATTCGAGAACGATTAGAAGCCGGAGAAAAAGTGCTAGGTGCCGAGCTTAAGCCACGCGGTGAGCATTTATTGATTAAGTAGGAGGAAATCATGCAGCCAATTAAACATGCATCTGCAATTGATCGAACAAAGAACTGGCGAGTTTTGATTTATGGAAAGCCTGGTGTCGGTAAGACGTCAGCTATCCGCAATCTTAATGGCAAAACACTCGTGCTAGATCTGGATGACAGTTCAAAAGTGCTATCTGGTGCACCGAACATCGATGTGCAACCATTTGACCGAAGTAAGCCAAGCGAAGAATGGAAAGAATTTCTGAAAAATCTGGCTGAACGTGTTTCCGGATATGACAATCTGGTGATCGACAACGTATCAGCGTTCGAAAAAGACTGGTTTGTCGAGATGGGCAGGCACAGTAAAAACGGCATTGGCAACGAGCTTCAGGATTACTCAAGATGGACAAATTACTTTGCCCGTATCATGACCATGATCTTCATGGACGCACCAGTTAACGTGCTAGTAACCGCTTGGGAGAACACACGAGACATTACAAGCGAAACTGGACAATCGTTCAGCCAGTATGCACCAGCAATTCGCGACAGCGTACGTGACGGGTTATTAGGCCTAACAGACGTTGTAGGACGCGTAGTCATCAGCACAAAGACAAGCCACCGAGGAGTTATTCTTGCAGGTTCAGATGCAATATTTGCAAAAAATCGTTTGGATGATCGAACTGCGTGCGCCATTGAGGACCTCTTTAAGTTTGGAGGTGACAGTGATGTTTCAGCTTCATCCTTACCAGAAGAAGCTAGTTAATCAAGCAAGAGAAAAGCTGGCTGACGGTCACAAGTCTGTACTGCTAGTCAGCCCAGCGGGATCTGGTAAATCAGTTATCATCGCTGAAATAGCTAGGTTGGCAGTCATGAAGGGCGGGCACGTTATGTTCACCGTTCACAGAAAAGAACTTATTGATCAAATCACGAAGACTTTTATTGCAAACGGAGTTGATTTGAACAAATGCACCATCATGACTGTTGGCAGAATTGCTAGACGCTTAGGAAAATTGCCAAAACCGACTCTAATCATCACTGATGAAACACATCACAGTTTGGCAAAGACTTACCTAAAAATTTATGGGTTTTATAAAGACGTTCCACGCTTAGGTTTTTCAGCAAGCCCATGGAGACTTTCAGGAAAGGGACTGGGGGATGTTTATGAAACCATGGTTGAGGGGCCAACAGTTAAATGGCTAATTGAACATCACTACTTAGCGCCTTTTGACTACTATGCGCCAACATTAATTGACGTTGAAAAGCTAAAGAAATCATCAACTGGTGATTATTCCACAAAGCCGATTGATGAGGCCAATACAAAGATGATTTTTGGTGATGTTGTTAGTCACTACCAGAATTTGGCCAATGGACGCCAGGCTATTATCTATGCCCACAGTATCGAAGAAAGCAAGCGAGTTGCGGCAACGTTCAATGCTGCCGGTATATCTGCCATTCATGTTGACAGCAAAACGCCTGCTTTGAATCGTGATGAAGCAATGACAGCCTTTAAAGATGGAAAAATTAGAATCATATCAAACGTCGATCTCATCTCAGAAGGGTTTGATGTTCCCGAATGTGGCGTTGTCATCATGCTGAGGCCAACTGCTTCTCTTGTTCTTGACATTCAGCAATCGATGCGAGGAATGCGCTATAGGCCGAACAAAAGGGCAATCATTATTGATCACGTTGCGAACGTTTATCGCTTTGGTCTTCCTGATGCTGACCGTGAATGGTCGCTTAAAGATCGACCTAAGCAGGAAAAACGCAGGGGTAAATCAGACGGACCTGCGATCAAGAGCTGTCCAAAATGTTACGGAATCGTTCCTGCACAGGTTAAGCAATGTCCACTTTGCGGATATTCATTCAGAGCAGATGGTGCTGATCTTGAAGTTGATCCTAAGGCCAAATTAAAAAAGGTAGACAAGAAAGTATTCAAAATAGTTGCGGACTATTCAAAAACCAAATATGGACAAATGAAAGCCGAAGATGCCGAGTCACCTGAAGACATGTACGCAATTGCAAAAGCACGTGGCTATAAACCCGGATGGGCTTACCACCAGATTGTGGCTAGGGGATGGCTAAAGGAAAGGAAGCGAGCATAGATGGGTAGACCAGCGATTGATCATACCGGTGAAACATTCGGAAATATTGAAGTCTTGGGTTACGCCGAAGTGCGTGGGAAGAGTCAACGTGTTCTTGCTAGGAATAACCGTACAGGAGATTTAAAAGTTTACTGGTACGAAGCACTACGCAGTGGGAGCACAACTGGAATTGGATCAGGAAACAAGCTTAATGCTGTGCAACGTAAATATTTACAAAGTAACAACACTTCTGGATACCCCGGAGTTTCAAGGCTTCGCACCGGAAAATGGGGCGCTTACATCAAAATTAATAAAAAAGGATTTGGCTTGGAACATTCAATACCAAAGACGAAGCCATCGCAGCCCGTAAAGCTGCCGAACATAAATATTTAGGAGGAAACTAATATGTCATTCATTACCGCAGATTATAGCAAGAATCAGGAAAACGATTTTTCACCACTTCCAGAGGGTGAATATGAAATGGTCATTACGCAAGCCGGTGAAATTGCAACCAAGAGGGGATCGGAATCACTACAGCTACGTCTCACGGTTCGCAATGATCTTGATGCAGCAGAGCCAAAAACTAATGGAAAGTATCATAACCGAGTTGTCTTTTTCGATAACTGGAAGCGCAAAGCTACGAACCAATATGATATGGACGGTCTCCAGTATGTATTGGAAGCGACAAAGATCCCTGAAGGCACTCCATTAAATAGCGTCGATGATTTCTGCAAGGCTATTTATCACAAGCCTGTACGAGTTTATGTCAAAGTTGAGAAAAACCCTGAATATGGTGATCGGAACACAGTGGCCCCGTGGAGTGTTCATGCTAGCAAGTATCCACAAGTTGCTCACAAATTTAAGGATGATTCTCAACCAAGTCAGCCTCATGAACCGGTTGACGATTCCGACTTGCCATTCTAGGAGGATTAAGAATGTATGAACGCATTCCAGCAGAACTACGGTCCCTAAAACAATGGGGCTGCTTTCACCGAATCTGGCAACCAGAGAAAAATAAATATACTAAGATTCCTTATTCTGCCTTAACTGGCACAAAAACAAGCTCAACGGACTCGAAACAGTGGGTAACTTTTGAAGAAGCAATCACAGCATTACAGGCTTATGACCTTGACGGACTTGGATTTTTCTTTGCAAACGGATATGTAGGAATTGACGTTGATCATATTGGCGATGATTTGGAGAGACTAGAAGAGGGACAAACCGACGACAATGTCGCATGGGAGTTCATGAATACTTTCAAGTCATATACCGAAAGGTCAATGTCTGGCGCTGGTATTCACATCATTGTCAAAGGCGAAATACCCGGTACACGCCGAAGAAAAGCTAATGTTGAGATGTATCAAAGCGGGCGGTTCTTTGCAATGACTGGAGATGAGATTGGCAAGTTTCATTCAATCAATTCTCCCTCAAAAGAGGAATTCAAGCGGATATATACAAAGTATTTGGAGCCAAAAACCGTCATCGATTTGCCCAGCAGATACAATTTAGTACCTAACAATCTTTCTGAAGATGAGATCATCATTAAAATGCTGAAATCTAAAAGTGGTGATCGAATTAAGAAACTGCTCAACGGAGGCTGGGAACCATTATATCCATCTCAATCTGAGGCTGATCTGGCATTCGCAAATGACTTGGCATTTTGGACAGGCAGAGATTTCACCCGGATGGACAGTATATTCCGCCATTCATCGTTAATGAGACCAAAGTGGGACGAGAAGCACGGTAAAACAACCTACGGCGTTTCAACGCTCAACCGAGCCATTAATGATGTGCGTGACACTTATCAGCCGAAACATGAAAAACCTAAATATAAGCTTGGATTTATTACTGACACTGGTAAGCCAAAAGCGTTTCCTCCTCGTTCGTGGGATGACACAGGCAATGCAGATAGGTTTGTTGATCGATATGGTGATGTCGCGAGGTACAGCTATATCGATAAGGCTTGGTATATCTACAATGGTAGCTTCTGGGAACTTGATAAGCGTGGCTTATTGCGAACCATGATTGACCAAGTAGTTGCTGACTTGAAAAATGAAAAGCCAAAAACTCCTCCTGATGTTGATCCGGAAAAAGCTGAGAAGGAATGGGCAAAGTTTTGCAAAACCAGTCGTGGAAATCGTGCTAAAAGAGCGCTTGAAGATGAGATTCAACATCGTCTACCGGTGACAACTGATGAATTTGATGCTGATCAGACCTTAATGAATGTTGACAACGGATATATTGATTTGTCTGATGGGACTCTTCACGAGCATGATATTAAGAAAATGTTCTCGAAGAAATCAAACGTTGAATATTCAGACACTGTTGAGTGTCCTGAATGGCAAGCCTTTTTGAATCAGACTTTCAACGGAGACAATGAATTAATTGATTACATTCAAAAAGCGGTCGGGTACTCATTAACAGGATCAGTTGAAGAGCAAGTCATGTTCATCCTTTACGGATCAGGGCGAAATGGTAAATCTGTTTTCATGGATACCATCAAGCACATAGCCGGAAGTTATTCACGCACGATGCAGGCTAAATCAATTATGGTTCAGCAGTCTAGCGGGGGTGCCAACAGCGATATTGCAAGACTAAAGGGTGCTCGTCTGGTATCTGCAAGTGAACCAAATGAAGGCGTCCGACTAGATGAAGGACTTATCAAAGAACTAACCGGAGGAGAATCTGTTACCGCACGCTTTTTTATACGGATCAGAGTTCGAATTCAAACCAGAATTCAAGCTTTGGCTGTCAACTAACCACAAGCCCATTATTCGAGGAACAGATGATGGTATCTGGCGAAGATTGATGCTGATTCCATTTACTCATCAAGTGCCAGTAGATCAGGTAGACAAAAGACTCACATACAAGCTTGAACGTGAATCGATCGGGATTCTAAATTGGGCAGTTGATGGAGCACTTAAGTGGCAGCGCGAAGGATTAGAGCCGCCGCAGAGCGTGAAAGATGCAAGCAATGAGTACCGAACAGAAATGGATGTTCTTGAACTGTTTATCAATGATTGCTGTGAAAAAGGGCCCGGATATCAGGCCGCCGCTGGTCAGCTTTACCAAACATATGTTGACTGGTGTGACAAATCTGGTGAGTACAAGATGCGCAAACAAAAGTTTGGTGCAGAAATGCAAAAGAAGTTCGAATACGTTAGAAAGCGAAACGGGCGGATGTATTTAGGAATTAAAGAAAAAATCGATCCGCGCTTAAATTGGGCAAAAATATGAAAGATGTGTGACGGATGGTGTGACGGATGAATTTTTCGCCAAACCCTTACGGATGTAAGGCTTTAGCCTATATTTCTTTCTTGTGACGGATGAATGGTTAAAAAGTATATATAGATAAATATAAAAAAGTATAGTGTAAACTTTGTTTTTCGATTCATCCGTCACATCCGTCACAAATAGACTATAAGCGTTGTGAGAGTAAGCCTAGAGGATTCTAATCATCCGTCACGTCATCCGTCACGTCCGACATTAAAGGAGCATACATGAAATCAGAGCATGCCATTCAATCAGAAATCATGCTGGCACTATCGGAGCATGGTTGCATTGTCGCTAGAACGAACGTAGGAACTGTAAGAACTGTGGACGGAAGACTTTTCAACGCAGGACCACCGCCTGGGTGGCCTGATATTACGGCGGTCCGTAAGGATGATGGACGTGCTGTACTAGTTGAATGCAAAAACGAAAAAGGAAGACTTCGTGAAGATCAAAAACGTTTTGCGGCCGCTATATCAGGAACAAAAGTAATTTACGGCGTATGCAGATCGGCAGACGATGCTGTGAAACTATTGGAGGATAACAAATGTACGTAGTAGCAGGCTTAAACACAAGAACCGAGTATTACCGAGCAAAGTATCAATCTCAGTGTATCCGCTGGATAAACGAGAACATGGCCAAGCACACGGAATCGCACAACACCCGTGGTGATGACATTAAAGTCGATATTCCGGAACCACTGATTATCAAACACATCTAAAACTAAGGAGAAAAAATGACGACCAAATTCACAGCAGATGTCGTTCACAAACTGTTAGGTGTTCGTGAGGCACAGCAGGCACCAGCAGCATTGATGGGCATTGTCATGGATCAGCAAAAGCGTAACGAGCTTTTCAAGCAATTCCTAGATGTCAGCACAGACGTATCACATGACTGGTTCTCAGAATATTTCATGAGTGTTCAAGCTGATCGCAAAGACAAGAAACAAGATTTCACCCCTGAAAGCATCAGCAAGCTCGTGAACATGCTCATTGGATCGAATGACAGTAGCGAGTATTACGAGGTTGCTGCTGGGACTGGCTCAATGATGATTCAACGATGGCAACAAGACCGTTTGAAGCACAAGCCGTGGGACTACCGGCCAAGCATGTATTTTTATCACCTTGAAGAGCTTGGCGACAGTACGTTGCCGTTTTTGATATTCAATTGTGCCATTCGCGGCATGAACGCAACAATTGTTCATGGTGACAGTCTGACACGTGCTGCTAGACAAGTATATTTCATTCAAAACGATGAAGACGACTATTTGCATTTCAGTACAGTGAATGTGATGCCGCACAGCAAAGACGTTGAACAAGAATTTGATATTCGGCAGTGGCTAGAGCCTGAACAAAATCACATTGAATCAACAGAGATACCCGCAAGATACAACGAAGTCATTCAGGAATTAGCAGCGGAAAAGGAGGCCGACCAATGAAAACAGGAGACGACACGTTCGATGACATCTACATCAGCAAAGCAACTGGCAAGGTTGTAGGCGTCAAGTATGAAGATGTGGACTACAAACTAGTGCCATTAAATAAATGCGATATCCCACTGGGACAATTGGCCAATCATATTAATAACTATGTATATCGAAAAGAGGACGAAAAATGAGCGAAGAAAAACTGTACGCGGTTAAGAACGATGAAGGAAAATACTGGGAATTTTTTGATAATTCCGGTTTCTGGACATTAGATATCTCAGATTCCCCTATAACGCCTAGCAAGTATCAGGCTGAACAAGTGGCTAATGAGCACGGTGGCCATGTTGTCACGCTCGTTGAGGAACCTGAAAAGGTGGCCGTCAGTCCGAACGAGGCACAAGCGATCGAATCGTTGCTTAATGCGAATACGTATGTGGACGTCTATGATCCATTTAAATATCTATTCACTTCAAGATATAAAAAAGACATCAAGAGATTGATTGAAGCGATCAAGAACGGCTACACCGTGGCAAAGGAGAAGAAGTACAACGTCAAGGTGCCACATACGGACGATAGCTATTTCTATAAGGTTGACGATGAATATTGCAACGCGGGTGACTCTTACTACCTAGAAGGCATGACCGACAAGAAATGGTTCACTGACGCCGAGATTGAGCACTACGGACTGGGCGACTGCGAGAAAGTCTGGTGTGATAGCGATGACGAATAAAGCCGACATAGACGCTGCGCAAAAGGCCATCGATGCCGCGAACAATGCGATCAACAAACTTGATCTGTGTGGCCTGTATGATTGCGCGTGGCAGGCGAACAACAACTATAAACGCATCATCGATTACAACAAGGAACAGTTGGAGGTGACTGACGATGATGATTAAGCTAGACAGCGGTGACTATGTAAACACTGATTTTATTGAACGATTGTGGATGATTAATGAACATGACGGCTTCATCAGGTTTGTTAACGCTCCAGACGTCCCTATCAGTGAAAACGATCGTGGCCTTATTCTAAAGGCCATGAAGCCAAAGATCATGCTTACTTTAGGTGAATCTGGGAAACTTGAGCCGACTATTTATCATGAAGGCGGAATAGATTATGGTGCCATGGCATTTTCACCATTAATTAATGGCCAAGAGGTGACTGACGATGAGCAATGAGACGAAGCAAGACGTGTTCAACGCATTAATGGCTGACATGTCACACGGTTCAGAACAATGGCGTGCCAGATATGACGCCGCGTTTCCAGATAATCTGCCGGTTATTCCGAAAGCGGTAGGCGATGTGATTGTAAAACTCAAACACAAAAAATTCTCTCTATCCGGAGCAATGAGCTACGCCGCAGTAGTTTCTTTATCTCCATGGATGACGTTTGAACATGAGGACACCTTCGCCCTTGCATGGGTGCTAGGCGCTTGGAAAGTAGAGGAAACCGGCGAAATTGTGAAATTGGAGGCGGAGAAATGAGCCAACTGGAGAGGACGGATAAAAAAATGAAATTCAAGATTGTGGGCCGCAATGGCGAAACCAAAATCAAGGAATTCGAGTCTCAGTACGAAGCAGATTTATACTGCGAGCGTCTCAACTATGAGCGGTTGGAACGCCTTGGCTTGATTGAGCACCTGAACATGCCAGCAATCAAATTTGATTAGGAGTACATCACCATGAAAGAAATCGTGAAATTGGAGGCGGAGAAATGAAGAAAAAGATCAAGCACACCATTGCCTATATTATTTTATCGGTTTGGGCGGGTGTCATCATTTACGGATTTACCAATGTGCTTTGGGATTTCCTTGTTAAGCCTTTCATCGAGATTGGGATAGTTAAGTCACTTATTTTCTTCACATTATTCGTTGGATTAGCAACAGTCATGTGGTTAATTATTTCGGCAAGTGAAAAGCTGGTCAAGTGGTTACTAAAAGAATAGAGGCGGAGAAATGAAACAAGAGATTAAGTTCAGAGCGTGGAACAAAAAAGACAAAGTGATGGTTGATGTTGCTGCTATGAATTTTGGTCCAAGCGGATTATGGAGCCTTATCGAAGATGTCGATGATGCAGAACCACAACTTGCAGATGGCTATGAACTCATGCAGTACACCGGACTGAAAGACAAGAACGGACGATCAATATACGAAGGCGATATTCTGAAAGTCACATCGAAAGACGGGGAATCTTATGCAGCAATAGTAAAATGGTTTGGCGATGAGGGCTATCCAGCCTTTGATTTAGCAGGCATACCGGAAACATGGAATTATGATGCAAATGCACTTGCAACCATTTTTGAAAGTGGCATTGAGACGTGTGAGGTCATCGGGAACATATTTGAGGACAACAGCTACTGGAGGGAAAGCAATGACTGAAAAAGTGGAAAAGAGGTCGAATCCGACCCCCTTTACGGAGAACCAGAAAAACTGTCCATATTGTCATGAACCACATAAGCTCATTGAATCAGAACTTGGCAACTTCCTTCGAATCGGTATGACTGGTGGAAATGAATGGGATAGAATCGAGCCTAAAAAAATAAACGGTGCAGCAATACACACATGCGAAGCTGTTGGCTTTGATAATGCTGAGGTCGATGATCCAATCGTGATTAATTATTGTCCGATGTGCGGACGCAGGCTGGAAGCAAAGCAATGATTGCCGTCATGCTGCTAATCTCAGGTGCTGCAATGTGGATGTGGGCTAACTGGAAAAGAGGAAAATAAATGAAATCAAAAAGTAATCGCGTGTTTCAAAATAATGTTCGCAAGAATATCAGCGATAACCACATGCTACAGAAGGATTACGCAAAAAGCATCGGCATTACGACACGTCAACTGGCGCATCTGCTTCAAGACAACAACGTTAGCTTGGCAAAACTTGATGACTTCGCTGAACGCGTTGGGATTGATCCGTGGGAACTCATCCGACCTCCTGAAGACAAATAAAAAAAGCGCACCACTACGGCACGCTTATCCTACAAACCCAGACAAATTATACCATAAGGAGTGGACGCAGTGGTGCGAGCAACGAGATATTTTAGCCCAATTGATCATGACAAAACAATTGAAAACGCCAAAGAGGTCTTGGGGAACTACTGGCATCACAAGCGGCTCGCTCAACGCACCAAAATAGCGCTAAGAAGCCCCGTGATGGACGGCATGCCCAAGTCACCAAGCTATGGCAACAAAGCCGAGGACAAGCTCGTATCGCACGCTGACGAGCTGTACTATATAGCGTGCTGTGAAGGTGCCATTGAATCTCTAGAGAATGAAAACTACCGGATCATTTTAGTTGAGAGCTATCTGACTCCAAAGACGACACGTAAATCCAGCCTTCAGTTAGCCGACCACTTGCATGTTGACCGAACGACCCTTTGGCGACAAACACAAGAAGCTCTCTATGCTTTTGCTGAAATATGTCCGCTAGTGAAACTAGTTGCAACATCCGTGCAACAATGATGCAACAAAAAACACGCTTTTCCGTCATATGATGGTATTGTGCCAAAGGTGAGAAACCTGAGACACCGCATTTTTCCTCCGAGCCATGGTGATGATAAAGCTGTGGCAAGGCGTGGCAATGAGGACTGACTGCGATAGTCAGGCGGGTTCGATTCCCGCATGCCACATTGTCCAGTTTAGCGACCGGACACAGCTTGCGATGACCCCATCTGACACTGGGAGAGCGAGCAAATCGCTGTGGCGGAATAGGTAGACGCTGAATTCAGTGAGATCGTCGTGTACGATAAAGCAAGCTCGTACATCTGAGGATTCGATTATGTTGGGTGCAAATCCCGACCAGCGATATTACCGGTAAAGCCCGGCGTGCTTGCTAGCGCGGACTAGTGGGTGAGTATAAAGCGTGGTCACATACCTTGCACTTCAAGGTAATGTGGGAACCACCGAAACCGAGGGCTCAGAAACCATCGCCTCGGATAGCAGCAACCGGAGGATTAACTTTGTGGCCTCTATTATCGGGTTCGACTCCCGGCGGTTGCATTGGATCAAGTCTGGTAAACCACATGAGTAGGCACCGGACTATGGCACTTCGCTAAAGTGAGGTGCTATTTTTGTGCAACAAAAAGGCCCTCAGAGACCAGTCCAAGGGCCAAAAGAATGAAAAAACGGAATACTTGTGTGAGCAGCAGCGGTTGACTTGGAGGAGAAAGGCCACTGCTCACATATATATATTAGCACATTCCTTATAGAAGATACTAAAATAGCCCTCGGTTGGGGGCCGAGAGCCTAAAGAAAGGGTATTACAAAGGAGTGAAAATGAGTATCTGTTGGGAACAATTTAATTCTAACTCATCGAAATTTTTTAAGCAACAAAAAAGCTTTCGGGGCCTAATCCGAGGGCTTAAGAACTCGGGAAGTTCTTCATGAGAATGTGAGCAGCGTCATCAAACTGCTCACGGACATTATATTTTCGGAGGCGAGTAGATGCAGTGGACAGATGAACAAATCAGTGACATTAGGAAGCTCGCCTCTGAAGGCTTTACCAGACGAGAGACGGCAGACAAGCTCGGGATTAGCTATGATGCGCTTCAAGGTAAAGCAAAACGGCTTGGGATCGAGTTCCAAAAGCCGGTCAAGAATGAATACGATTCAGCAAAAACAGATAGAAAGAGCCAACCAGCTGACAGAAAAGTGGCTCTTAATGCTGATGGTAGTCAAACAGTCACGGCCTTAATGAGACTCAAGCATGAGCCAAATAAAGATCCACGAACTTTGATGGAGTTGTGTGGATACGATCCTGATAAGTTCGAGATGGTATTAGGCGACTACAAAGTGTATGAGCAGCATAGTACTGAAGACGGCACAGTTCCGCAGTACAGCATTCATATTCGCGTAAAGCCGAAACAAGGCTTATCAATAAGTGAAATGGCTGAAGCGTTCAACGACAAAATCATTCCGGTCAATTACGGCATGAAGAAATCGGGCGATCGTAACTTAGTCATCCCATTGCCTGACCTGCATTTTGGCTGGACAACATTCGCCGATCTAAAAGACATGGTGAGTCAACTTAGAGAGATAATCATGGACGGCTACAACGAGATTGTGATCGAGCAATTGGGAGATCTGTTCCATAGTGACCAGATTCATGCAACACAAACGGTTAGAGGGACACAGCTAGATCACGCAAACATGCGTCAGGCATTCCATGATGCAGTGAAGCTGTTTGATCAAATTGTTCCGCTGGCAATTGAATATAGCAATCGCGTCTCAATCAAGAGCGTGTTCGGTAACCATTCAGGCGATCTCGAATACGCTTTTCTTTATGCGCTGATAGATCGCTATCCACAAGTCCACGTTGATCTCAATGACAGTAATCCGTCAACCGACTGGCGCTGTGCATACTTGCTAGGGCATGTTGGCATTATGCTCGCACACGGAGATGTAGCCAAGGACAAGCTGACAGGGCTTTTTCCGTTTGAGTACAAAAAAATATTCAATATGGCAAAAACATACGAACTTCACTCAGGCCACTATCATAGCGAGCGGTTTAAAGATGATCGTGGCATTATGTGGCGCCAGCTTGGAACAGCAAAACCAAATGATCCCTATGAGATTAAGAATGGCTTCACCACGGGCAAACATCTGCTGTATGCGTTCGTTTATGACGATGAAAGATTGAGGTGTACTTATGAACTCAACTGAAATTTGGAAAGACATTGAAGGCTTTGAGGGACTATACCAAGTTAGCAATATGGGCAGGGTGAGAAGCCTTGACCGCAAAGACGCGCAAGGACACCATAGAAAAGGTATTTTAAGGAAACAAAGAAAAAATCGCGATGGATATTTACATGTAACGTTAGGACGCGATGGCAAGAAAACTATATATCAGGTTCACCGTCTTGTAGCTGCTACGTTCATATCGAACCCAAACAGATATCCGGTTATTAATCACAAAGATGAGAACCCGAGCAATAATCGAGTGGAAAACCTAGAATGGTGTACAGTGCTTTACAACAACAGGTACGGCACTCGCACCAAACGCGCGGCAAAAGCAAAGGAACGTCCAATTTACGTGATAAGCGGATCCGGGCATCGCTACTTATTCAGCAGTATAACAAAAGCCGCGGAACTCCTCGGAATAGACAGAGGCGCTGTATCTAAGTGTCTTCGTGGCAAGCGCAAATATCACGGA